GTTTGTATTGTCTGTATTAACGACATTATTATTTATACAAGTTATCTTATGCTACGTGGGATTTATTGGTTTACCCACAAGCTTCCGGGAAGCGTCCAATCTAATGTTTAGATGGTCCCTACTTACAACTAAATTGAGTGTCTTCAGGCATTCGCCCATAACCCTCTCAACCCATGCCTTACACCCGCTTAAGCGTTGTTCAGCCACAAGGCCAATCAAAGTTCGAATCTTTAATTGTTTTAACATATGGCTATAATATATCATACTTTTAGTTATTTGTCAACCCTAATTTAAACTTATCTGACAATTCTTTAAATGACATATAATACAAGTTTTTTATACCAGCCCATTCATTAATATGTCTATTTACATTATCTTTACCCGATACACCATCCGGATTGACTTTATAATATTTTATATTAGGATATTCAACCATTAAGTGTTTCCATTGATTTATCCAATTTACAGGAGGTGTCGCTTTATTCTCTGGTAAACCATAATGTTTTGTTCCTTTGTACATATTATTAAGTTGATGGTCTAAACTAAACAAATCGTGTCCTATTAGATAACATTCTTTTAAATCTTTTATTCTTCTTGCAGCTACTAAACCTGATGTTGCTCCACAAGCCCACCCTCTATCTCTCATTGTTTCAGGTATTAAATCTGTCAAATCATTAGATTTATCATTAGGATTAATCCAACTTACGAAACAACCTAAATGATTAATTTCTTTTTTTATTATTTCTGACCCACCAGGCTTATCTTTGTATCTTCTCAAAATAGCAGCTTTACCTGATAAAGATGAACCGTGAAATACAAATGTAGGTCTATCTTTTCTTTCATTTTGTATTAACATATCAAAATACTTTTCAACTTCTTTTTTTATCTCTGGTGCTAAATTAAATACTGTTTGTTCAAACATTCCCGCTGGAAGTTGTGTCCAATTTCTTAACCAAGTTTCATTATTATCACAATAACCACTATGATATATCTCGTGCATTATTCCGTGGTCGACAGCACATAATATATCTGGTGTAAAATCTCTATACAAACCATTACAACCTACAATCTTACCGTGTTCTTTTAGTTTGTGTAGATCAATTGGTGCTCTACTTTGTCCATTGCCTATTAAAAATGCTATCATAATTTAGTCCACTTTCCCTCTGTATATCTTTTTAGCCATTTTAGATTTAATGATAATTTCTCTCCTAACCATCTTGCTCCTTGAGTATGGTCACGGAGATGATCTCCAGTGTTCTCGTGTAGAAGAATGGAAAGTCCTGTTTTAGCCAATAGATTTTCAACTTGTTCTTGGTTATCGTCAAAGTAATTGACTTCATACATAGGTAATGGGTGTGGTCCTATGATCTCATCATATATCATACCTACTCCACAATTCAACTGGTTCAATAAAGTTCTCTGTGCCATTGCTATGTTTTTCTGATCACTATTTTTCCAATAGATATGAGCGTGATATATCATTTTTTAGTTATATGTTGATAGTCTATATATTGAGAACACCATTCAAAAAAACTATCATTATTAGCAGGCCAACATTGAGCAAATGTTTTATCTTTTCTATGCTCTCTATATTCTGCTCTTACTTCTTCCTCTGTTAATTTACGTTCTTCACTCATTTATTTTTATATCCAATTTTGTGACTTTTTTTTCTTCACCTATCAAACCTGATACAAAATAGTTTGCACCTATTATATATCTTTCAAAGTCACTTTCATTTGTTGTTGTAAAATGTTCTATATGTCCAGGTAATATTACAATGTCACCTGTTTTAACTTTGCAAGTATAACTTGTACTATTAAATAAGTTTCTTGTAAATTTATAATTAAAATCTAAATTCCATTTTTGTTCTATAAAATTATCTTTTGTTGTAATAATTAGGTCGCCACTTTCACATCTAGCATAATACACAATACTGAATATACAATTTTTATGGTCGTGTGCAGGGTGTGAAGAACCTTTTTTAGTTCTTGCAACCCAACTTTGTGTCTGAGTAAAATTATTCTTTATTCCTAATATTTCATCTACATAAAATGTTTTATGTTCTTCAAATACATTTTTTAGTTTATCGAAATTATAGTCTTTAAAAAATGATTGTGAATTAGATACTACTGATACATTTTTATAATCTGGACCTGGTTCAAACCAATCTATTTTTGTTAATCTGTCAAACTCTTTTGTGTCCATTATATAATTTGTATTTGTATGATACAATGGCGTTGAAAACAGTGGTATTATACTATTTGGATTCATTTAAAAAAGTTTCTTTCATAATTAATTTACACTCAGTAGCATTAAAGTTAATAAATGGTTTTAATCTGGTAATCGTAGATGCGATTTCAGGCCATACAAATTTTTCTTTAATTTCCACATTCCAATTCTTAACAAACGATAAGAAGTGGTCAAAAACCACTGCAGTTTGGTATCCGATCTTTCTTTGAATAAGTAATTGTAAAAGTCTAGGATGCTGTCCTTCAGGAGGTAAAAAACCACCATCAAAAGAAAGCCCACTACTGCTAAAATCATTATTAACCAATACGCAATCACTTCTAAAGTGGTAAGTAAAGGCTTCTTTACGTTTTTTATAAGCCAAATAAACATCTCTACCATCGTTTGCCAAAAGATTACCAATCCATCCTTTGCGATCTGCAAGAAAGTTAGCAACAAAGAAATCAAGTATATCAGTTTGTCCATATTTTGTACTTAACTTATGAAAAAAGTATCTATCCTTTCTTTTTGTAAAACTATCAAGTGTAGCATTAACTTTTCCTCCATATTTTATATAGTCGTAAGTCTTTGACGTAAAATGTAATTTAACACCAAGATAAACTTTATATACATCAAATCCACCATACATCACATTTTCTCTAATACAAAGTTAACTACCATTCTTATATTTCTATGTATGGGATTAGAGCCTGCGTGTGATATATTACTATCAAACATTACTGCTCTACCATCTCTTGGTGAAACTCTTTTAATTAATTTATTTTCATCATCAAAGAAAAATGTATCACCATCACTATCATTCACATAATATAAAAAACTAAAATAATTATTTGTATCATAATCAGTATGTCTAGGTTGATGAAATCCATCTTTATAATTAGCAAGTCTTGTTGTTAAATTAGATTTAATTCTATGAATTGACTTATATTTTACTTTAGCAAAATCTAATATACTTAAAACGTTAGATAAAAAATCTGATCTAATATTTTCTTTTTTATCATAATGAGTACAACAGAATTGAAAGCTATCTCTTGTATTTTCATCTATAACAATATCTTTTGACTTTCTATTTACGGTAGCTATGTTTAAACTCCAATTTATATTATGATGCATATAATAAATTTTTTCTATTTCATTATTAGGTAAAAAATTATCTAATACATTTATCATCAAATAGGTAGTCTTCCTGGTGAAGGCATATTTAATAATCTTAAATTTTGTGCCTCTACTTGTATTTTTTCTTTTAACGATTTATTAACTAATGGTGCTACTGTTCCTGTATCAATATCGTTTTGTTCACAATACCATACGACAGCATCCATATAAGATATTCTTTTTTCTTTGACTATATTTTCAATCTTTAAACTAAATTCTTTACTATTCATTTTACCTCACTTTCATAGTGGCTACTAACGCTAGCGTTCACCACTATTGTTATAACTCTTATAATATATCACAGAATAGTGATTTTGTCAATGTTATTAAACTGGTGTTCCTACCCATTTAATAGACATTCTAGCCATATTAGGTTTGCTAAATGCCAAACCTCTATGTAAATCATTTGCCCTAAAGACTATTAATCTACCTTGTTTAAATGGTACTGTAATGTTATGAGTTGCATTTATAAATTCACCACCTACATCACCATCTATGACTTCATCTGCTAACATCATAATCATAGCAACTTCTTTTTCTTCTCCGTCTGTATGATTTTGACCATCTTGTTTGTAAAATTGTAAATTACCAGTACACTCTCTTAATCGTAAATGTTCTGCATTTAGTCTTTTTCTAATATAATAAAATTGTTCTAATAGTGTTTTGGAAACATCAGTATCTTTATTATATTCTATCCAGTCCTCACTTTGACGACTAAAGAAAACTTGACCTAAAAATTTATGACTTCCTGTTCTATTGTAAGGCCAAGAATTTCTATTTGCTGTATTATCAGCAGTCCATTTTGATTGCATTAGTCTAGCAGCAAATTCATCTACCCAAACCTTATCAAAAAAATTATCAAAATATTCCATACTCTTATTTATAACTAATCTTGTTGCCTACTACTAATACATCTATTTTAGAATTTATAAACAAAAACTCTGTATTTAATAGATCACCTAATATTGGTCTACCATTTATATTTAAACTTGTATTTAACAATACTGGACAATTTGTTTTTTCATAAAACTTTTTTAATAATTTATAAAAATGACCATCAGTTTCGTCCACACTTTGGTATCTACAAGTTCCGTCTATATGTGTAATAGATTTTAAATTATCTTTTTGTACATTACCTACGTATAACATATGAGGATTGTATATATCACTATTAAAATATTCTTTACTATATTCTGATAATATTGAACAACCAAAAGGTCTATAATCCTCTCTCTTTTTTATTTTGTTGACAATTCTTTTAGCATCTGGTATAGTAGGATTCATTAATAATGACCTATGTCCCAAAGCTCTAGGTCCTATTTCACCATTGCTTTGATACCACGCAACAGTTTTACCTTGTTTTAAATATTCGGCAACTTTTTCAATTGTTTCATCATCTGGATAATCTTCAGGTCTTTCATCTGTTTGACAATATGGAAAGTTATTTAAAGTAAATGGTTTTAATTTATTTTTAATTCTTAAATATTCTATAGCACCTAAACTTAATCCCTCATCAGCACAATGTGGAGGTATAACTAAATTCTTAAATTTGTTTTTTAATGAAGTATTCCATATCACATTTTGAGCAACTCCACCAGAATATGTTATTACATCATCATTATTATCAATCACTTCACTAAAAAATTCTATTAATAAATCATTTATTCTTTGATGTACTGTGGCAATCCAGTCTAATGGTTTTAAGTTAGCAACTAAATGGTCACCGTGAAAATTATACCATTCTAATATATCAAAGATTCGTTTAATATTATTCATATCAAATTTTTGAAGTTGTTTTAAAAAGTCTTTATTTACATTACCATATGATTGTAAACCCATAACTTTGCCAGCATAGTCAATATCGTGTTTTGATTGTACATTAAGATAAACACCAGCATTATTCATTGCTTTACCAATAGAACCTACTTCACTCAATAAACCTTTTCTTAATATTTTATTATTTTTAAATACTGTCCAAGATATATTGTCATCACCATAACCATCTATAACAACATCTACTTTAGATTTATTTGTAAGTGGAAAACAACTCAATGCGTGAGCATAATGATGATTAACTCTATAAACTTTATTTTTTACAGGTAGGTAGTTATAATCTATTGCAGGAAAAAAATCTTCGTTGTCTAATGGTAATCTGTGTACTAATGGGTCTATGACAATAGCAATCTCATCAATTTCGTTATGATCTATATTCCATAAGTCTTTAATTTCTTTTTGCCATTGCCATAGATTATTATATGCGTGATGTTTTTCACCGTATTTTCTTTCAGATTTGTGATAGTGTAAATTAGTTCCATCAAAATAAGAAATATTACTATCGTGTTCACATAATCTCAATCCCAATAATTTCATAATATATTATATATCTTAATTCAATACTTCCGATTTATTAAATGATCTAAACAATATACAAGTTTCATTAGCGCCAGAAACATCTACAGTCACTAATATCTGATCGTCATTTTCGTAATAAC